TGGTGATGTTTATGAGACGCTCAAAGACCCCTTTGCTCAGCAAGAAGAACGCTTACGTCAAGGTATGTTTGGTACGGGACGAATGAGTCTACGCCTTGCAGGTGAAGGTGTTGGAGCCGGGGAAGGAATGGTACAGCCTGATGTGTTTGGACTAGGAAAAGCACAACAGCAAACCTTGGCAGATGTTGCTATCCAATCTAGGGAAAAAGCTCTAGGTGAAGCTAATCAACTTGGACAGCTTGCTCAGGGAATGCTACAGTCTGGTATGTCAATTTCTGAAATGGAGCGTCAGTTGATTGGATTAGGCATTGACGCAGAAACTGCAAGGTCTGCCGCAGAGTTTGGGGCGGCTAAGATTCAACTGAGTCCTTATGAGTATCTGTTTAGTTCTTCCCAAGCACGTAGTCAAGGCGAAGGAGACTTTTTAGGAGGACTCTTTAGGGGTCTGGGTGGCTTTGGTGGCGGCAGGACTAGCGGTTTAGATGGCGCACTAGATACCCTAGGTATTAACGGCTTTGATCGTCCGGGTTCAGCATACTACGGAGAACTATAATGGCTAGAAGAGATCAAGTATTATCATTATTCGGTGCTAGTCCTGCTCAGATTCTTCAGCAGATTCGTCAAGAAGAACAAACCCGAATGGCTCAAATGCGTAGCCCTGAAGCTACAGTAGGATTCGGACTTGGACGTGCTGTTGGGCGAGCATTTGGAGGAGAAGACCCTAGGGTTACTCAGGCACGTCAACAGCAATCGCTTATTCGCCAAGCAAAGACAGATGTCCAACAGCAGAGGGCACAAGCTCAGGCACAGCAACAGGCTGTGTTAGATCAACAACTAGGTGGCCTTGAGGGTGCCTTATTGTCTGAAGCAACAGGCCGTGGTGCTCTTCCAGAGATCCAACAGCCTGCCCCTAGTCGTGAACAAGCAATGATGACAGAGCTTGACAACAGAGCGCAAGATTTTGATGCGATAGCAACTCGTTTAGAAAGTGTGCCGGGTTTTGAAGAGCAAGCTAATATGGCACGTAACAAGGCCACAGAGGCTCGCCTAGGTGTCTTCAGCTTACAAAAGACCCTTGCTGACATCAGTAAATCACAACGAGGTGCGGCTCCTAAGTTCCAAGAGATCAAAGAAGGTAACGAGATTGTTACTTATCGTGTTGATGCTGACGGTACACGGACTGAGGTTGCTCGTGCAGAGCGTTACAAGCCTGAGGGTACCAAGGTAGACGTTACGATTGACAAGCCAACACAAAAGTTCCTTGAGAAACTTGGCGGTGGTCTGTCAGACGAATACACAAAATCATTAAAGGGAACCCGTACAGCAAACAAAACACTTGCAACTATTGACAGAATGGACACATTAATCAATTCTGGAGAAGTTATTACAGGTACAGGGGCTGAGTTTATCAAGAACGCAACTAAGGTACTAAACAAGCTAGGATTTACCGACAGTGATCGCCCTGCGGCAACTGAAACATTTTTTGCTACAAGTGCAGGATTGACGCTTGAGTTGCTTAAAACCGGAGCGTTAGGTACAGGCAACTCGATTACTGAGGCCGATAAAGATTTCATGAGAGAAGTGTCTGGCAACAAAGTGTCGTTGGACGAAAACGCTATTCGAGATATTTCCAGAATTAACCGTCAGGTTACTGGTGCGGCAATGATCTTCCATAATATGCTTGTCGATGATATTAAGATGTCATTCCCTGATGAACAGATTAACTTGCGTAAGGTTGAAGTACCTTATGACCGCTTGGGATTTGACCAAGCACAGAATCCACAGACAGGTGAGATCATTTACCTTGATCCTTATAGTGGAATGTATGTAAGAGCAGACGGAACACCTGTTCAATAGGAGACCAAATGGCACAATTACCTCCCGGCTTTGTCAGAATGCCACAGGCAGGCCCTACGCCCCCAGTGGCACCCCAGACACCACAACAGCCTCCTACGCCTGCCTCAGGCCCTCAGGTTGCCCCTCAGGTTGCTTCTGGTGACATCCCTTTAGGCTTTGAAGCGATGCCTCAGGAAGTTCCTACAAGAGAACAGGACAGAGACTACCTAGAGCGCATGGGTGGTATCATGACATCCCGTGAAGAACGCATGGAACGTGCTTACGAGGGATTCAAGGGCGATCAGATTGGCTTTGGTCAGATGTTCGTTACTCAGATGGGTGCGGCTGTAGGAGCACTTGCGGAACTCACAGGTGAAACAATGTTCACTGTGTTAAGCCAGATGACTCCTGATGATGCTAAGTCGTATTTGAAAGAGATTGTAGCGGCAGGTGGATCTAAGCTCCTCAAGTCTGAGGAAGCGCAAGAAGCCTTGGAGTGGTATGAGAACTTATCACCAAGTCAGAAAGACTTCATGCTCAGTACGTTGGACTTAACATTGGCAGGGCCTTTAGCAAACGTCGTAGGACTACCTCTTAAGGGATCTAAGAAGTTCCCAGATGCCCTAGGCCCCCAGACTGCTGTAGCAGGTGAGAAGAAAGGTCTGGCAGAGATGATCTTAAGTCACAAGGCGGCAGACCGTGCGGCTCGCTTTGGTGAGAAGTTATCACCCTATGATAACGGTATTCTTAACACGGCAATCAGCCTAGGTATCAAAGCAAGTGATAATCCTGCTAAGATGATTCCTGTGTTCCAAAGGGAAGTCAATAAACTAACTACCAAGATCACTGGACAACTCAAGAAAGCCAAGAACAAAGGCATGAGAATGAGTAAGGGCCAGATTGCAACCAAGGTAGAGGGTGCACTACAGAAGTTTGCCAAAGAGAATGCAGAGTTTGAGGACTTTGCAGAACTCAGCAACATTGTGTCCAAAGCTGAAGAGATCTTTACAACAGCAAACAAAGCATTTGATGGGACACCTGAGGGACTCTATCGTCTACGTCAGGCTATGGATAAAATCTCTGAGAACGTGTTTGACAAGAACTTGTTTGAAGGCTCTAAGTTAGGCTTAGATGTCGTTAGGGTTGTACGTAATACCCTTAACGAACAACTCGACGGGATGGTGCCCGGAATGCGAGATACACTACGTCGTCAACATTATGCGATTGAAGGTAAGCTCAACGCCAAGCAGTTTGGCATTCAAGAGTCTAGACCCAAAGGTATCGCTAAGGTTCTCAACTTTGTCGAAAGACACCCACTTTTAGTCGGTGGTGCGGTCTCTGGTGGTGGTATGTTTGGTAACTTGTCACCAACTGCAACTGCAAGCCTTGGGTTAGGTTTAGGGGCTTATGGTCTTGCACAGCCCGGTGGCCGTGCTCTTGCAGGTGAGGCACTTACCCAAGGTACACGAGGTGCCGCTTTTGAAGCAGGCAAGATGGTTCCTGAGATTATTGAGGAGCAACAGCAGTAATGAGCGCACTGGATCGAGTGATGGGCAACCCTGCGGCATTTCCGCAGGCTGTTCAAGATGCAACCTACAATCCTGACAACTACGCCTTTAGTCGGTTTGTGCGTAATAATGCTCAAACACTTGGGAATATCCCAAGCAATATGGCTCGTGTTAATCAAGAGTTTCAAGAAGGCACTCGTAATCCTCTTGAGTTGATCTCAGGCACTGCTTATGAGTTTTTAGGAAACCCTGTAGGAAGTCTTTTTAGTTCACTAATTCCTCAGCCCGTAGAGGACGCTACAGCCTACTTAGCGAACCTCACAGGCATCCCTCAAGCACTCCAAGGTGTTGCTGAAGACTACCCACGTACTGCTCGTTTCATTGAAGAAGCAGGGTCATCTATTCCTGTAGTTGGTTCTCGTTTGTTTGGTAATTTAGTTGCACGTAATATGCCAAACGAACTCCCCGGTTTTTACAGCGGACAGAAGGTGGCCGCAACATTACGTGGAGGTGTTCAAGGGTTTGCAAATGCACTTAAGCAAGCTGTAAGCCCTCAAGGCATGGCTGAGTTAAATCAGCGGGGTGTTAGTAAAACACTCACTGATCTTGTGCGTAAACCTGAGCAACGACCTAAGGGTGCTAAGGCAACCTATGGCAACGCTTTATGGGGTCAAGTAGGTTATGAAGATTTATTGGGACGGATGATTGGAGACCGTAGTCCTTTATTATCTAAGTTGGATACCGATTACTTTACTCATCAAGCCATGTTTAAACCTGATGATTATAGACAAATGTCTGGTCTTAACAAACAAGATGCTGACGCTTTCTTCCGTACTATGTCATCTAATTGGGGTATCAAAGGAAACGACAAGTTAATTATGGTCGAACGGCAACCCATAGGAACTGAAGGGTCTGGACGTATGTATAATGCCGCATTCGGATATAAAGATGAGAAAGCTTCTAGGTTACCTTCAGTATTCCCCATGAAGAATGGTTTTAAGAATGGCGATGACTTTATTCAGTCATACAATCGGACTCTGGAGTTAGATGATAAGACATCTACACTAGATAGTAACAAAATTTCAAAGATCAATCAGGCATTTACAGATAACCCGTCTTTAAGTACAATTACCGATGTTAGTGAACTAGCTACAGAGCTTAATAAAATTGTCAAGTTCCCTACAACAAATATCGTCAACCGTGCATTCAAGCACCGTGAGAAGCGTGGTTTCAAATCAAATGATGAACTTGCCAAGGCAATGGAAGCCAAGGGATTCAAAATCAATCGTAACAAAGATCAGGGTGAAGACGCTGATGTTTACTTTTCTGACTCTATGGTCACTGAGGCAATGGAGTTAGGCGGTGTAAACATTGTCTACAAGGTAGGTAAGGATGGTAACGTCACATCTCAAATGTCTGACATTCAAGATTTGTTTGGTATGACCCCTGTAGGGTCAACTAAGCTGATTGCTGTACTGCCTCCTATTACCAAGAACATAATCAACCCTTCAGCCAATCCTAAGCGTCAACCGCAGGATATCACTGCTGTGGCTGACATCAAGGCAGAACTAGAGACACCGGCTCAGGTACGCCCGCAGGATGTTGCTAGTGCCGCAGGTAACGTAGCCGCTTTAGGCACCGTAGTAGGAGATGTGTTGGTTGATAATCCGTTTGAAGAAGATCCTGATTTATTCGGGCCATAAAAAAGGGGCCCTAAGGCCCCAAGGGTTGAGCGAACGACCTACTCAAAAACCTCAAAGATGTCCCCAATCATAATCTTACAAAAGGGGACATTGATTACAAAACCATCAAAGAAGTACACTGTAGCCTCGTCAATGTCCTCACCTTCCTTCCATCCTAACACTGGTTGACTCTGTACTGTCTCTGCAGACAGTCCGAATACATTGTGAAACCTAGCTGTTATCATACCTCTACCGCCTTATACAGATGCTTGGCATTGCCTGTCTGTCCTGATTGTGATTGTTTGATTGCTGAGGTGCCATCCTTGGCCCTATACGTCCCTATGTACCGCTGACCGCAGTAAACTTTATAAGTCCTTACCAACCCCAGTCTTCCCCTTCCAATCCGTGTGCGTTGTAATCTGTGACTCGCTTTTCAAAAAAGTTGGAAATAGAACTACCACCAAGCAACTCCTCCATCCACGGGAGAGGGTTCTCCTTAACCTTCCAGTTCGTCTTGAGACCAAGCTGTAGTAGTCGTCTGTCTGCGAGGTAGCGAATGTACTGCTTGACATCTGCCGCTGTAAGACCTTCCAAGTCACCCATCTCATACGCAAGATCAATAACCTTGTCTTCAAGCTTGACTGCAGTACGGAACATCTCGTAGATATCTTTCTTAAAGTCATCATTAACAATTCGTGGATGTTCATTACAGAACTCCCTAAACAACTTAGCCATTCCTTCAGCGTGTTGGCTCTCATCTCGTACAGACCATTCTACGACTGTACACATACCCGGCATCTTACCGTATCTCTGGTAGTTCAACAGCATTGCAAAAGCACTGAACAACGACATACCTTCGTTCATGACTGACCGTGCAATAGCCAAGCCAGTGCCTGAGATGGTATGTACGTCAATATCGGACATGAACTCCACTTTTGCAGACATTTGCTGATACTCAAGGAAGGTAGTGAACTCTTCCTCAGGTAACCCTAGGGTGTCATTCAGGAGTGCGTAGGCTCGCTGATGGATGAACTCACGACTAGCAAAGGCTGTGAGCATTGCCCTGATCTCATTGTTCTTAAACTTGGGTATATAATACTCAAGGTAGTTTGTCCCGACTGCAACGTCACTCTGCGTGAACAACCGCAGAATCTGGGTAATGTGGTTCTTCTCTGTCTCCGATAGAGCCCCCGACTTCCAGTGGTTAACATCTGTTTGTAACTCCAGTTCGTCCTCAATCCAGTGGATACGCTCATGCTCTGTTGCATACGTCACTGCCCAAGGGTAGCTAAAGGGTTTGTAGGTTACGTTCGCTTCTAATAGACTCATAGGTTTTCTAATTCTCCTTGGTTCTGATAGATTACATTCATCAGATTGTTGTTGTGAAATTGTAGTCTTTCTATCTCTGATTGTAACACTTTAAAGTGGTCAAAGCAATCATTCATCAGTCGTTTGTTAAATGGATCAGAGTCTTTAACTAACTCCAGTCGCTTAATCAGTAGTTGTGTCGTCTCTTTCATCATTGTCCTCAAACTTGTACTCGTCATTCTCTTTATCTACAGCCATCTCAAGCAACCGCCTAAGTCCTACCTCGACTAACAGTCTTGTCGCTTCTGGGCCTGTATCGACAACCAGTGTTGCACTTCCGTCCTCATGTTCAACGTAGTCTTTTACGTCAATTGTTCCTGCTTTGGTTTTCATATTCTCTCCCATTTATCTGCGGATAGGTCTACACGAATGATCCATAAAAGAAACATATGTGTAGACTTTGGTCTATATAGTGTCCATTTACACCCAAAAGCAACATATATGGATACTATGTTATCTGTTGACGTATTTATCCATAAATTGCTCTGGTGTAGTATACCAGTACCATTTGTTCTTTCCTTTGACCCTCCATCGTGGATTGGCTAAAGAGATAATGTACTTACCATTAACGGTAATAAAACCGCCACCAGTACGTTCTACACTGGCACCTGCTTTGACAAAAGCAATGATGGTACGCAGACGTTTAATCTCTTTGGCATGAGGATTACTGTACTGCATTTTATCATAATTACGTTCTTCACAGGCTTTAGACTTCTTACTCTCTTCTTCAATTGCCTCTTCTAGTTTGGGGATTTGATCGTGAGTGACACGGCCGTCAAAGCCCTGTAGCAACTCAACTTCACTCATGCGTTGTATTAGCTGATATCCATTTAGCCCTGACATGAGACACACACCTCTTCATCCTCAAAATCCTTCAGGGCATTACGATCTACCTTAGTTCCAACCTTCTCTGCTGTAACACCCGCAGTCGTTCTGAGATAGTATAGTCCTTTAAGCCCTTCCTTCCATGCCTTGAGATGTACCTGATTAACAATAGCTTTATCCGTACCCGAAGGGAAGAAGACGTTGACACTCTGGCCTTGACATATAAACTCCTGTCGCTTTGCCGAATGTTCCACAACCCATGTTTGGTCAAGTTCAAACGCTGTCTTAAAAGTATCCCTCTCGTCATCGGATAAGAACTCCAAGTGCTGAACAGAGCCTTCGTTCTCAAGTATGCTCTGCCACACCTTCTTTGTATTTTGCCCCTTCTCATCTAATAACTTCTCCAAGTATGGATTACGAACAGTATGAGACCCGGCACGAGTACGATGCACATAGCAGTTGCTAATGCGTGGTTCAATGCTAGCAGAGCACCCGCAAAGGATGCTACTATTAGCGTTAGGAGCAATAGCCAACAGATGCATATTTCTAACACCAGTACCCACTCCATCAGGACACTCGCCACGTTCCACAGCGAGCGAGTAGGTTGCCTCGACAGCTTGGGACTTGATGTCTTTGAAGATTCCATAGTTCTCACTCGCCGCTTGCCATGACTCCCAAGCTATGCCTTTGGACTGGAGGTAGCCGTGGAACCCCATTGCCCCAAGACCGATGCTACGTTCTCTGTATGCTGAGAATACAGCTTTTCCAAGTTCTTCTGGTGCGTGGTCAATAAAGAATTGAAGCACGTTGTCCAAGAGTCGGATAAGGTCTCCAACCATTCCGCTTGTTTTCCACTCGTCATAGAGCTCAAGGTTGACTGAGGAGAGGCAACAGACTGCTGTACGGTCTTCACTTGTTGCGAGATGGATTTCGTTGCAGAGGTTAGAGCCGTTAATTGACAATCCAAGTTTTCTTTGAGCTTCTGGTAAGCCTCTTTTGGCTGTGTCGATAAAGTTAAGGTAAGGACTGCCAGTTCTGAAGCGAGCTTCAAGGATTCGTTGCCACAGTCTACGAGCTTTGACTGTCTCTCTAACAATTCCTGTACTTGGGTCTGTAAGGTTCCACTCTGTATCATTGATTACACTCTCCATAAATTCATCAGTCACATTGACTGCGTTAAACAAATTAAAACATTTACGATTGATGTCACCACCAGTCGGTACTTTAAATGAAATGAACTCCTCGATGTCAGGATGGCTTACGTCTAGGTACGCCGCATAGCTACCCTTTCTTGTCTTTCCTTGTTTGTACGCTGTCATCTGTGCGTCCACTACTTTCATGAACGGGATCGGGCCGGGGGCTTTGTCGCTGATCCCTCTCACGTCTGACCAGTGCCCACCCACACCGCCGCCCTTTACGGAAAGCCATGCTACTTCACCATTATGTTCAATAAGGCTATCAAGATTGTCCCCCACGTAAGTAAGGAAACAACTAATAGGCAACCCACTAATCTTTCCATTCGGTTCTGGGGCATTGCTGAGCACAGGGCTCGCAAACATGAACCAACCTTTGCTAGCATAGTCATATATCCTTTGTGCAAAATCAAGATCACCGCCACAATAGGCCACACTAGCACGAGCAAAAGCCTCTTGGGGCGATTGTTCACTGCTGAGCATATAGTAGTCACGCATGAGTGTAACTGCTTGGTCGCTGAGGCGATTATCTCTTTCATAGTCAATCGTTATCCCAAGGTAGTTTGTCATTCACTTCTCCAATGTTCTTCTTGTGTGGTGCCCTTGCAACGATATCAACGATGTCGATAAACCACAAAGGCGAACCCACTATTTTACCAGATTTCAATCAATTTGTCCAGATAGTGTTTGGCCTTTTGCAGGTCTAACTTACCACCTTTCTCTTGAAACCTTGCTATGTACTTAATAACATTACCTAAAATAAATCCACGGAATTGTTCTTCTGACATCCAACATTCCATAGCGTCCCAAGGCTGTATCTGTTTGTCTGTGTAGTGGCTACCACCTAACTGATATTCTCGTGCCATTTCAGTAAGGTCACTCATCGGTCTTCCTCTTGTAGATGCTCAAATCATCTAGGTTAAATGAGTAGCCATAAGAACCCTCAAGGCACTGTACGACATCCTGTAAGATTTCATCCCAAGTCACATCATAGTCATACTTGTTGTCTAACCTAACGGACTTACCACAGTTACGAAACTCAAAGACCATATATGCTTTATCGTCTTCATCTTCAAAGACACTATCAAATCTACGACTCATCTTCTAAATCCTCTATAAAGTAATCTAACTTATCTTCAATCTTGTCCTGAAAGCGATCTACGAGGTCTTGAGACGTAATCTCAAGAACCTCTAGGACACTTATCTCATCCTGTTGTTTCAAACGATCACACACGTCGGTAAGTGTTAGCATACTTTCGCTTCCTTAAGTAGCGTAGTAATGGTTTCGACCGTGTAGTACCGAAAACCATTTTTGTCAGCCCATTCAGACATTGTGAACTTAGTCCCATCATTTCGTCTCCTTGCTCTTGGCATTGGGGTGTCTGGGTGATAAAACACAAACACCAATTCTTCAAATGTTAAACTCTTTCGTATGTCTACATACTTACGTGCTTCCTCAGAGTCCCTGAAGCGACCCTTGGCCTCGATCAGGTAGTCCCCGATGCGGAAGTCAGGCTCATACATTTTCTCCTGTGTGTACGCAACTGAATCCGTATGGTACTCACAGTCCTTGAGCACCCCTATGTGCAACTCATACTCAAACCAACTATCATAGCCCTTAGGAGGCTTGCCCTTGCGCTTCTTTGTACTCACGCATAACCTCCTTAATTACGGAGTCGTAGGACTTAAACCATTCTTTTCGACGCTCATGGCAACTCTTGTGTTGCTCAAGCATCTTATGTATGGCTTTTTCTGCCTCATGACGGTCTGCGAACCATTCTGCATGTACTAATTCGTAGTTACGTTTAGGTGATCCAGTCTGGTAACCCTTCAGACGATCTTGTGCGTCTACTGCCTTGCCAACTTTCTGCCATTCAGGCCATGCACTATTACGGACAATGTAAACTTCTCCTTCAGTGCTTTTCGCATCAATATCACAATGTGACCAAGCATCGTCTAGCATATGATATCGTCCGGGCTTATGAAGTGGGTGTTTTTTCGACACCTCTTTACCATTTACATACATACGATTAGCATCACGCTTTTTGACAGCCTCTGGGTTGTCTTTGTAATAGAACTCTTTACCTGTTTTTGGATTTATGTCAGTCATGATACCTCCTTCAACTGCAACTCAGGAACCTTAGGCTCATTCGCAACCTCTGTTAAAAACCTTACACCAGTAGAATAAATAAATCCTCTTAAGGTGGGGTAACAGTGGAGCTTGTAACCGCAGTACGAGCAACCCGTAGCGAGCTTTTTGTTTCCAGATTTCCCATCGTCCACGGGCTCGTGACAGAAGGACGGAGGTTCTGGAAGCTCCACCACCTTTTTTACGTGGCGGACTCGCTCTGCAATGTCGTAGTTGATCGCAGAGTACACAGGAGCCTGTGTGTCAGTCTCATCATACTCAAGGTAACACAGGTGACCATTCTGCTTGTCAATGGCAATCCAACCGTACTTGGTGTCGCCCTCAGAGTGTGCGTAGGCTTTCAACTGAGCAACGTAGCCAAAGGGATCGTCATACGCAAGCGTAGCGTCCTTGAACTTCTTATAACCGTAGCTTGAGGTTGACTTAACGTCAATCAAACGACCATCAACACGAGCGTCCATAGAGCCCTTGACACCCTCAACCTCACATAGCTTCTGTTGGTCTTCCACTGTGTGTCCTGCCATACGAGTCAAGAACAGAACCAGTTCCTCAATCATATGGCCGTACATAAACTTAATGTATGTATGCGGCTTGAGTTTCTCCTGAGTGTACTTGTTGGCTGAGTACCAAAGCTGACGGTCATTCTTACCAATGGCAGACAACCGGAGCCTACGAGCATCACGCATACCCTGTGGCTTAAACTCTTTCTTCATGAGGTCTTTCATGGCCTCACCAAAGCGTTCAATCTCCGCATCCACATCCACCTCCTTAGGTGTGTTGCGGTTCTCCATCAGTGCGTAGATGTCGTCTACGAGCGTGTAGATTGACTTACTCATGCTCACCCTCCATCAATCGTCTATCTAGCTCGTACTCGCCAATGATAGTCTCAGCTATGCCGATTTTACGAATGAGGCCATTGATTGTACGTTCACGCCTTTGTACAAAATCCATAAGACGTTGTACTTCCTCAGTTCCGACAGTCAACTCTGAGAGGCGCTCCTCAAAGTCTTGTACGCTGTAAATGTTCGCCATTTGTATCTCCTAATGTGTAAACCACTATTATACCACAATATGTTGTGGTCATCAATGTGTTTCAGCCCAATTGTTACCAACCTTGTATTCACCATCAAGAGGGCACTTGAGGTCTAAGGCAATCCCTGCCGCCTTAATAGACTCGACCATCAAGTAGCCCACCTTGTCTGCCTGATCTTCTCTAGCCTCGATCTGGTACTCATCGTGGATAGACCCAAGGAGCTTATAGTCTAGCTTCCATTGAGGAGCATACTGCTCAAAGATCTGTAGTGCTTTCTTCATAACGATAGCACCGGCTGACTGAAGCAAAGTGTTTAAGGCACTATGTTCACTTCTGATGTGTAAGCATCGTCCGTCCAAGCCCCTGAGGTGTCCTCTGTGAGAGGCGATTGAGACTTTTTCTCTAAGCTCTGCAAGTGCGGGAGTATTGTCGAGAAAGCGTTGTCTAAGTCTCGCTCCAGTCCTCTGACTGCCATCCACAATAGAGCCGATTTTAGCGTCTCCTGCTCCGTATAAGAAGGCGTATATAAATGTCTTTGCCTGAGCTCGTGTAGACAATCCTGCATTTCGCTGATTTGTTGTATGAATGTCTCCGTTAAGGATTTCATCTGTATACTCCTTGTCATTCATGTATGAGGCTAACATCCTGAGTTCCAACCCAGAAGCATCGACCCCGACTAACTTGTAACCAGTAGGCACAACCCAACAGGCACGACACTCTGTCCCGTATGGGGCTCCTACAGCGGGCACTTGGGCCATGTTAGGTTTACTGTGCGTCATTCGTCCTGTGACTGCACCACAGGCGTTGACCTGTCCATGCACTCGACCGTCATCCTCGATTGCGTCAAGCCACGATTGGACTTGTGCGATCCTCTTACCAACCATGAGATACTCCGCAATAAGTTGAGCTTCAGGTATATCAGTAACAGTCTCCAGTGTCTTCTCGTCAACAATAGCTTGACCAGTCTCCGTAAACTTCTCTGGCTTCCAACCAAAGAGCCGAAGATACCTCCCGATTTGCTGTCGTGATCCTAGGTTGAACTCAGGCCAGTCAATGCGACTGAACGGCCCACCTACTGTCGTCCACTTGTCCCCCAAGAACTTAAGGCCAACTGTTGATAGGTCTCCATCTTTCTTGAACTTGGGTACGATCTCTTTAACGAACGTAGGTAAAGGCGTAAACGCTTTGTGCACTTGTTCTTCAATTTCATTCTGCTTCTCCTGTAACTGTGCAACTAAGTCTGTGGCTTTTCTCTCGTCGAGTAACCAACCGTTTTGGATTTGCTTACTAACTGCACACTGTACGTCGTGCTCAAGAGTAATGCTGTCACTTCCAAACTCACTAAGCTCTTTGAGGAGTACCTCAAGAACTCGTTCAGTAACCCTAACATCCTGCTGACAGTAAACCACCATTTCTGGCGTAAGCGCAGACCAATCATGATAATCTCCTTTAGGAAACTTTAGGCGTTGTCCCCAAGCATCTAGTGAGTGACCACCTTCAAGCTGTGGGTTGTATAAACGTGACATGACTAACGTGTCTATTATTTGACCGTTTATCGACACATCTAACAGCTTTTCGACCACAGGGATATCATAGTTAATGAGATTGTGCCCGACGTGTTCAGTTACGTCAGCGAACAACTCCTCAACCATCTCTTTAGTCGGCATCTCAAGTGTGTACATCTTGTCATCTTTAATGGCACACAAGCACCATATGACTGTGGGCTTGAGGCCGTCTGTTTCAATATCCCAAATACAACGCATTACATACGTCCTCGACGTGATGACATATTAGAACTCCTCTATGTTGTTTGCCTCGTGTACTTCTGGCTTCTCGCCACGCTCAAGGCGGCCTGTCAAACTGTTGTAGTACAGCCAACCGGCAGAGCCTGTTATACCTGTGCGACGACACTTCACGACCTGCACCTGAGTGCTGTTCCGTGCGTACTCATCTTCAGCCATCTTGTCACGACTGAGCAGGATCGTGTTAAAAGCAATCTGGTTGATTGAACCAGAGCCCTTAAGATCATACTCATTCACATTATGTGGATTCGTCAGACTAGGCTTACGCATATGGCTGACAACAATGACCGACACATCGGTCTCCTTGGCGAGCTTGAGTAGGCGATCCATAAAGTCGTCAATGGTCTCGTTGCTGTTGCTCGTCACTGCCGCCTGTAGCGGGTCAATGATAAGCACATCACAACCGTTACCCTTGACCATCGCACGGAGCTTCAGGAACAACTCATCTGTATCAACAGCACCGCTGTGATCCAAGAGCAGTACACGACCATCCGTGATGATGTCCGTATGGAGCCTGTCAAAGTCGATGTTCTTACGATCCTCCAGTGACAGATTGTGGCCTGTGTGGATCGTCAAGAGGTTCTCGACAGCCTCACCGTTGGATGCCTCAAGGAAGGCACAACCAATCGTCTTACTGGTGTTCTTCCAGAAGTGGTAAGTGATCTCATTAACCATTGTCGTCTTACCAACTGAGGTCAGCGCACCGACGACCGTGATTTCACCTGCGGCTATCCCACCGTTGAGCATAGAGTTGAGCATACCAAACGATTCAGGGAAAGGAATGATCTCCTCTGTTCCTCGCTTGATAAAGTCAGACCATGCATCTTCAAGGGTGATGATGCCTGTCATTCTGTAGGACTTTGCCTCCCACCACTGAGCCGTGAATGCTCTGACCTTGTTCTCTTTGAGATAGTCAGAAGCATCCTTGTAGTCAGTCAGGTTCACGACCTTGGCCTTGTTAGGGCTGAGTATTTGTGCACATTTCTCTGCGGCCTCACGCCCTGCCACGTCGCTGTCGAAACAAATAACGACATTCTCAAAGCCCTCAAGCCACTCTAGGTTCTGCTTGAAGTCCTTGACTGCTCCGCCTGCACCCTTGGTGATAGAGACGACAGGGTAACGTGACCCTAGCATCTCGTAAGCGGCCAGAGCGTCAAGCTCTCCCTCGACGACTGTGACGTAGCGACCACCAGTATTGAATAACTGCTGACCGAACAGGACGTTTGTACGCATATCTCCACGAGTGCTGAACTCCTTGGTTGCGACTGTGCGAACCTTGGAGCCTACGAGCTTCCCGTCTTTGTCATAGTACGGATAGTATTGCTTGGTATCGTCACACGTTACACCGTACTTCTTCACAGTATCTAATGCGATCCGTCGATCCGTAAGTGCCCGTGGCGATCCGTACATCTCCACTGGTTTTGTGTATGTGACAACGTTAGTGGCTTCCACTCCGTCGACCTCCTTGAAATGTGTATGGCATGAGAAACAATACCCATGTCCGTCTGAGTAAGTAGCGAGAGCATCACTGCTCCCGCACTTCTCGCACTCAGCGTGACCGACGAACTCAGAATTCTCCGTCGTCATCACCAACCGCTACCTCCCCTTTCTCAACCACACGGACAGCCTGTAGGTACGGTGCGACACCGTGTACAGGGTGAGGGTTGCCAAGGTTGTACTTGATACGCACCTTGTCACCGTAGCGCACTGAAGACTTACTGACGGGTTCACCGTCGTTGTCGATGACAGGGAAGTCCTCAAACTTCGTAGCGAACTTACGTTGTGCTTGGTTCTTGTACATTTTAATCTTGATGCCTTCCTGCTCAAGCTTCTCAGCTTCAGCGTCATCAAGGACTAAGACAAGTGAATACTTGCCTGTGGATTGGCCGTTGTAGACCTCATGCTCGTTAAGGTTCGCAAATGCGACGGTGCCGTTGATTACTGACATTATCAGACCTCCTCAGGTTCTGGTGTGTAGAGTGAGATTGATTCCAAAGCGGTCTCAAGCTCTCTTAAGTCACGCAGTGGTGTATTCGACAACACTACGTCATATTGCGGCTCAGGGTCGTCAAGACGATCAGACAGCCTGTTCCGTAATTCCATAAGTAATATACTGGTTGATATATTAGGTAATAACATAACGACCTCCTAAGGGACTCCTAGGAGTCCTCCTCGTTGTTGTTCATAACGACTAAACCACTATTGTAGCATAAATTATTCTCTGCTTCAAGTTCAGCACTGCGGGAAATAGACCAACACTGACCACAGAGGTCGTAAAACTCTCCGGTTTCGTAGTCTTTCCAAGTTGATTCATAGTCTGTCAATTCATCATTACAAGCCTTGCAACGCATAGCTGTTCACCTCAATTAAAACATTTCCAAATGGCAATCAAAACCACAACGATTTTCATCACCTCAATCATTTTCGTTACCAAAGATAACCCACCCAATGAGACCACCAAAGATGGCCGCAACGGCTCCTGTACCAATTATGAGCAACGCCCAGTCGTTAAAAGTTAGCGTTTCCATGCTTTGATGGCCTCCTCTAGCCGTCTGTCGTGTAAAGCACCCGTAGGAGCTACAGAGAGCTCCTCTGAGCGACGTTTGTAATATTCTGATAGCGACCTATTACCCTGCCAGTCGAACTCCTCAGAGAGAAATTTACACCAAAGAGCCGCACAGGCAGTCGTAAGACCACCTGTGAGCAAGTCACGCTCAACGTGAGGGACTTTGTTCATCTTGTGACCTCTCCACGTTTTACCGCCTCTTTGAACGCTTGATAGTTTCTAAATAGCTTCTCAACAGGCACCTTGTTCTCGTCAAATGTCCAGAACTCACATTGTCCTTTCTT